CGTAGGCCATCACAGTTTACACCAACTCAAAATTCTTGGGTAGAATCTTTAAATGATATTGTTGCTGAATCGGGCACAGTAATTGGCCGTAACGGTAATTTCTATTCGATGAATGTTGGAAATCAAACTGTAGCTGGAGGTTTATCAGTTGCAGGACAAACCAATACAAAAGGAATTTCTGCCAACGGTGTTGTTACTATAACAAACACAACAGAATCGACAGGTAATTCAATTGGTGCTTTAGTGGTTTATGGTGGTATTGGTGTATCAGGTAACATTTTCTTTGGTGATACTGGTTCTTTGGTTCATACACCAAATGCAACAGAGTTAAGAACAACAGATAATCAACCTGTTATTTTAAGGCCTTTTAATAATCCATTTTCATTCAATCCTGATGCAACATTTAAACTACCTTCTGGTGGTGATGTCGTAGATTTTTCTGGAAATTCTGTAACTACATTACAAGGTGTTACCGGACGTGGTGACACAACAACAAATAGAATAAGATTAAATGGTGGAAACAGTTCTGTCAATGTTGGTACAGGTGATTTAATTGTTACTGGTGGTGTGGGTGTTGGTGGTAATGTTCAAGCGTTTGCTGTGTATTCTGATAATTACTTTACAACAGATAAAATACCGTTAATACAACCAGTAAATCAATATGCTCAATCAGCATATGCAACGGCTAACGGTGCCAATGGTTTAGCTCAAGGTGCTTTCAATCGAGCCAATTCAGCTTTTGCTTCTAGTAACTTAGTAAATCAATTTGTTCAATCTGCCTATGACACAGCTAATGGTGCAAATGGATTAGCTGCTGGTGCTTTCAATTATGCTAATAGCCAAGTTTCAATTATTTCTGGTATTGATGCAACTCAAAATACAAGACTTAATGCAATTGAAACAATTAATACTGACCAAAATACAAGTATCAGTATTATACAAGGTGTAGACCTTACACAAAATACTACAATTACCCAAGTTAATCAATTTGCTCAGGCTGCGTTCAATCAAGCAAACTCGTCTGTTCAAGGTACTTCATTTATATCATCAGCAAATTCTGTAATTACAACCAACCAATCTGGATATTTGGTTGCTTCTGATGCAAAATTTATTTCTGCAAATGATACACTAATTTCTGCAAATGTAAATGTTGATGGAACATTAGGTATTGCTGGTGCAATTTCTAAAACTTCTGGTGGTGTTTTAGCAAATCAACCAAGTGGAACACCTGTTGCTCTTGATAGTTTCTTAACTTCTGAGTTTAGAACAGTAATTTATTCTTATACTGTAACCGCTGCTATTGGTTACCAATATCATGAACTTGTTTTGGTACATGATGACATTTCAGCAAATCTATTGATTACGGTAGAAACTGTTCCAACAGGAAAAATTGCAGATTATTCAGCCAGTTTGGTGAATGGTGTTGTAACCTTGTATGCAAACACTCAATCGTCTGCAACATTTACATACACAAGAGAAGGATTCCTCAATACAGGAAGTAATATTCTACCTACTGACCTTCAGTTGGCTAGCGCATCGGCTGTTGACTTAGTTGTTGGTATTGTGGATAACTCATTAATCGACCTTAATGCATTATAATATAATTAACCTAAATAGGATGTCAAATTAGAAGGATTTAAAAAATGTCTACACAGTTAAAATTTCGAAGAGGTAATACAGCCACAGCAACCGCATTTGTTGGTGCAGAGGCTGAATTTTTCGTAAATTCCGATACTAATCGAGTTGCAATCCATGATGGATCAACACCGGGAGGCCATGTTTTTGCATCAAATACAGATTTAAATTCTGTAAATGCAAAAATGCAAAGTGCATATGATAAGGCCAATACTGGTGGAACTTTCTCTGGTTCTGTAACAATTACAGGTGATACTACCGCATCAGGAAATTTAACTGTTGGTAAAAACCTAACTGTTACAGGAAACTTAGCAGTATTGGGTAACACAGTTTCGATTGGTACCTCAACACTTGAAGTTGTTGACCCAATGATTTTGTTGGCAACAGGAAACTACGCTACTGATGCTCTTGATATTGGATTTGCTGGTAGTTATAATGACACAGTAAATGCTCATACTGGTTTATTCAGAGATGCAGCAGGCAATAAAGAATGGTATTTCTTTGAAGGTTATGTGCCTGAAGTTAGTGGCAATAATAACATTGTTACTACTGATCCTACTTTTAATACTTCAAACGTCAATGTTCGTAGAGTTACTGGTAACGTAATAGCTCAATTTGTAAGAATTAATGGTCGTGACCAAGCTTCTGTTGATTCTACACAGAACACAAATATTACCCAAGTAAATCAATTTGCAGCTGCAGCCTATGCTCACGCAAATAATTCTTTTAATGCATCCAATACATTTGCAAGTATTGAAGCTGGTATTGATGCATCACAAAATAACCGTATATCGATTATTGAAGGTGTTGATGCATGGCAAAATACACAAATTAATGCTGTTAATGGTGAAGCTGATGCTGCTTATGCTCATGCTAATAACGCATACAATTATGCCAATACAATGTTCTCAATTACACAAGGCATTGATAATGGTCAAAATACAACAATTACAGCAGTAAATAATTTTGCAGCTGCAGCATTTTTAACGGCAAACGGTGCAAATGGTGAAGCTGATGCTGCTTATGCTCATGCTAATAACGCTTTCAATTCTTCTAATACCAAAGTAGCTACCGTTTCTGGTACTGCTGGTCGTGTAACAAGTTCTGGAACAACCGCAATTACAGTAGACCTTGCAACTTCTGGTGTAACAGCTAGCACTTATGGTTCCGCAACTGCTCTTCAAATTCCAGGATTTACGGTCGACACATATGGCCGTATTACACAGGCAAACTCAGCTGCAATTTCTGTTGTAAGTTCTATTACCGCTGGCACAGGAATTTCTGTCAATGCTGGTACTGGTGCAGTAACGGTTACCAACTCAGGTGTTACATCTGCTGTAGCTGGTACAGGTGTTTCTGTATCTGCTGGTACTGGTGCAGTCACATTCTCTATTGGCCAAGCAGTTGGAACTGGTGCTAACTTTCAAGTTAATAGTTTGGGTGTTGGTACTGCTGGTTCAGCCACAACTGGTGAAATTCGTGCAACAAACAACATTACTGCGTTCTACTCTGATAAACGACTTAAAGATATTCAAGGTATTATTCCAAATGCTCTTGCAAAGCTCCTTACATTGTCTGGTGTAATCTTTAAACAAAATAAGAAAGCAGAAGAATTTGGTTATACCAATTATGAAGAACAAGTTGGTGTTATTGCTCAAGAAGTTCAAGCAGTATTACCACAAGTAGTTAAACCTGCACCATTTGACCTTGATGAAAATAATCAAAGCAAATCTGGTGAGAACTACATTACTGTTCAATACGAGAAGTTGGTACCATTGTTAATCGAAGCTATCAAAGAACAACAAAAACAAATTGATGAGTTAAAAGCAAAAATAGGAAACTAAAATGGCAGCTATAACAAGTAGGTCCGATTTTAAGGATTACTGTCTGCGTAGATTAGGTTTCCCTGTTATTGATATCAACGTAGATGATGACCAAATTGAGGATCGTATCGATGACGCTATACAATATTGGCAAGATTATCATTTTGATGGTACTCAAAAAGTATACTATATTCACTCACTAACTCAAAGTGATGTGAATAATAAGTATCTTGATTTGAGTAATGTAACTGATAACTCCAATAATTCAACACAAATTATTGGCGTCACTCGTATATTTCCACTTCAAGATTCTCAAGCAAGCATTAATATGTTTGACTTGCGTTATCAACTTCGCCTAAACGAACTCTACGATTTTACTTCTGCATCATACATTAACTACACCATGACAATGCAACATCTTCGTATGTTGGAACAGTTGTTTACTGGTGAAGTACCAATTCGTTACAATCGCCATATGGAAAAATTGTTTATTGATTGGGCATGGGGAGACCAAGAAGCTCCTGTTGGACAGGCAGTTATTGTTGAGTGTTACACAACACTTAATGCAGCAGCTTACGATATGATATGGAATGACCGTTGGTTAAAAGAATATGCAACAGCATTGATTAAAAGAACTTGGGGTGCAAACCTTAAAAAATTCAACAACCTTCAGTTGCCAGGTGGTGTAACACTAAACGGTGATAAAATATATGATGAAGCATTTGAAGAAATTAAGACACTCGAAGCTCAAATGGCTACCGAGTATTTTGCACCATTAGAGTGGTATACTAATTAATATGGCAACTACCTATGGCAACATCTCAATACTTTAATAATTACGGTGCCAAATACACCGAACAGAGATTAGTAGAAGATTTAATCGTTGAGTCCATAAAAATTATGGGCTTCGATGGTTTCTATTTGCCAAATAATAATGATGAAGCTCGTGATTTAATTTATGGTGAAGATCCAGTTAAAAAATTCAAAACAGCATTTCAAGTTGAATTCTATCTCTCTGAAGCACTTGAATATAGTGGTGAAAGAGAATTCTTTTCTAAATTTGGTCTTGAAATTAAAAACAATACCAAAGTTGTCGTTTCAAAAAGAAGTTTTCAACAGCGTGTTCCACAAAATACTTTTACAAGACCTCGTGAAGGTGATTTGATTTATGTACCTTTCTTAAACGGTACCGGTGAATTATATGAAATTACTTTTGCTGACCAAGATAGAGATTTTCATATGTTAGGTCGCCAGGTTCCATATTTTTATGAATTGCATTTAGAGAAATTCAAGTTTTCTAATGAATTACTTGATACAGGTGTTCAAGGTATTGATGATGCGGCTACCTTCTCATCATACTCAATCGACCTTGAATTGAGAACCGGTTCTGGTGATTATACAATTAAAGAAATTGTTTATCAATCTCCAAATACACAAGCAAATGCCACAGCTACTGGTATAGTTCAATCTTGGGATGCTGTAAACAATATAGTTCGTGTATCTAATATTGCTGGTGAATTTGCCAACAACTCACGAAAAATTGTTGGTGCTTCTAGTAATGCACAATATTTCTTATCAACATATGATCCATTAAAAGAAAATCAACGTGATGATACATGGGATAACTACATTATTGAAAATCAAGCAAATTCAATTATTGACTTTTCTGAAACCAATCCGTTTGGAAGTATATAATGGCAAATACTTTTTATAATCGTTCTTTGCGTAAAATAGTTGTTGGTTTTGGCAACTTGTTTAACGACTTAACTTTGGTTCGGTACAATCCAGATTATACTGAAGCCGAAAGAATGATTGTGCCTATTCAATATGCACCAAAAGAAGATTATGTAAATCGTATAGAAGGTGATCCTGTTCTTGGTCGAAAGGTAATGATGACTTTACCAAGAATGTCATTTCAATTAAATGGTTTTACATATGATGCTGCAAGAAAACAAAATACAAATATTAAAACTTTTGCTAAAACTAAAACAGGTTTCGTATCACAATATAATCCAGTACCATATAATTTTGATTTTGATTTATATCTGTATGTTCGTAACATAGAAGATGGCACACAAGTTATTGAACATATACTTTCTTACTTTACGCCAGATTATACAATGAAGTTGAATATGATACCTGAAATGGGTATCGTTAAAGAAATTCCTGTTGTATTAAATTCAACAGCACAAGATATAGACTATGAAGGTGATTGGCAAAGAGGCACAAGAACAATTATTTGGACATTAAATTTTACAGTCAAAGGTTATATTTTTGGTAAAATTAATGATTCTAGTAATGGTTTAATTACTCATTCAATCACTTCAATTTACAATGCAATAACACCAGAAGATATTATAACTTTTACTGTCAATCCAACATCTGGTGTGGGAACATATCAAAATGGTGAAATAGCATTTCAAGGTTATTCAGCGGCAACATCTACTGCAACAGGACGAGTTGTGTATTTTGGTGCAAATAATAAATTAAAATTAACAAACATTAATGGCAATTTTACATCGGACTTACCTATTATTGGTGCAAGTTCAGGTGTAAATTACAAATTTACTTCTTATAATCCTGTACCTGAAAAATTAGTGCAGATAGATATAAGACCACAACCAGCAAATGCAAATGTGGCTTTTGCAAATACCTGGACAGCAAATACTATTATAACTGAATTTCCTTAATAAGCTATGAACGATTTGAATAAATCATTATCAGATATTTTTGATGTGTCACCAATACCAGAAGAAAAAAAAGAAAAACTTCCTACGGTGTCAGCAAAATATAATCAACCAGATTTAAAACAAGACCTGACTGATGCGTATCAACAGTCAAAAGAAAATCTGCAAGGTATTATTGACCAAGGCCAAGAAGCCATGGAAGAAATACTCAACATTGCCAAAGCAGGCCAACATCCACGAGCATTTGAAGTATACGGTACTCTATTAAAAAATATGGTAGATGCCAATAAAGAACTTCTCAACATTCAAAAACAAATGCGTGAGATGGATGAAGAAAAGAAAAAAAATACTGGCACAAATATCGATAAAGCCATTTTTGTTGGTTCAACCGCAGAATTAAATAAGTTGATTAGAGGAAAAGAATGAAACTTTGGGTGAGTTTGTGTTTTTATTATGTTGAAAATCGGTTAGAAAATTTTAAAAGAACAATAAACAATCTTTCAAACATACCAAATATTAAAATAACTGTTGATAGTAATGTAAATTTTGACAGTAATTTAGATATTAGAGTTACTCAACTGGCAGACCCATATCACTACACTTGGGAACACAAAAAATATATGCCAGAATTTCTCAATTCAGATTACACTCATTTTGCCTATCTTGAAGGTAACATTGATGTTACTAAAAAAACATTTGATTATTGGATTAAAACAAGAGAAATGTTTTTAGAAAACAATCGTAATTTTATACCTGCGGTGCATCGAATACAAAAAGATAAAGAAGGCAATATCTATTCATTAGATTGCACACATAAACAAACACATAGCCGTAAAGTTATATTAGAAGGCCAAGAATTTGTGTTTCTCTCTGAACCATATCAAGGTATGTTTATTATGGATAAAGAAATGGTAAGAGAACATATTAATTCGGGATACTACTTTTTAGGTCATAAACATACATATGGTATCAGAGAGTCAGCCAATTTAGGAAATATCTATGTTAATGTCCCACCAAATTTACCACATCGAGCTGCTCTTCCTCTAAATATTCCAGATGATTGTATGGTTGAACACTTTGGCACCGACTATCATGGTGATGTAAATTCACCTCACGCCAAAATAAAAATAGAAGATTTGTTTAAATGAACCAAAAAGATTCTTACCGTGATAACCCTCTACTTAAAAAAGTAGGAGTTCAACACGAGTATACAAAAGAACAAATAGAAGAATACATGAAATGTGCCAAAGATCCGGTATATTTCTGTATGAATTATATTAAGATTGTAAACGTAGATGAAGGTCTCATCAACTTTAAGATGTGGGACTTTCAAAAAGAAATGATTAATCTATTTAAAGATAATCGTTTCGTAATTACAAAATGTCCTCGTCAGGTTGGTAAAACTACCACAACGGTTGGTTATCTTCTTTGGGCAACTATCTTTACTGATTCACAGAATGTTGCCGTTTTGGCAAACAAAGGTTCTTTGGCTCGTGATATTCTAGCCAAGTATCAACTGGCATACGAAAACTTACCACAATGGCTCCAACAAGGCGTGGTGACATGGAACAAGGGTAATGTAGAGTTAGAGAATGGGTCTAAGGTTATTGCGGCCTCCACCTCGTCCTCTGCAATCCGAGGCGGTTCGTTTAACATTGTATTCTTAGACGAATTTGCTTTCGTGCCAAACAATATTGCCAATGAGTTCTTTAACTCAGTCTATCCGGTAATCTCATCTGGTAAGTCCTCAAAGATTATCATTGTTTCCACACCAAATGGTATGAATCTATTCTACAAATTATGGATGGATTCGTTAGAAGGCCGAAACAACTACAAAAACTTTGAGATTCACTGGTCGATGGTACCAGGTCGTGATGATGCATGGAAAGAAGAAACTATCCGAAATACCTCTGAACGGCAGTTTGCACAAGAGTTTGAAACCGAGTTCTTAGGTTCTTCTAATACACTTATCTCTGGTTACAAACTACAACAATTGAGGTATATGAACCCAATTGCAGAACACGATAAGATGAAAATCTATGAACATCCTATCAGAGAAGGTCAAAATGATGCCAAATCAGACCATTTATATTGTATTTGTGTGGATGTTTCAGAAGGTAAAAATTTAGACTCCTCAGCTTTCTCAGTATTTGATATATCATCTACACCATACAAACAAGTAGCAACATATTCTAGTTCATCTATTTCACCAATATTATTCCCAACTGTGATTGTGAATGCTGCTAGAGTTTATAATGATGCCTATGTTTTAGTGGAAATTAATAACAATCCTCAGGTTGCCGATTTTATACACCAGGATTTGGAATATGAGAATTTGTTAAAAGTCTTTACAGGCAATAAGAAACCTCAACAATTGTCTGCTGGGTTTGCTCGTGGTATTCAAATGGGTCTAAAAATGTCACCACAAGTTAAACAGGTTGGTTGTTCTAACCTTAAAACTTTGATTGAAGGTGATAAGTTACTTATTAATGACTTTGATACCTATTCAGAGTTAACCACATTTGAACAATATAAAACCTCATTTGCGGCTGCGGAAGGTGCAAATGATGATATGGCAATGACTTTGGTTATTTTTGCATGGGCAACAACACAATCTTATTTTAGAGAAATTGTTAATCATGACCTAAGAAAACAGATTCAATTGGAAAATATGAATCAGTTGGATGAAGAAGTTTTACCAGCTCCAATTATAGATGACGGGTTAGAGCATGATTTTATGGTTGAAGGTGGTGATATATGGGAAGTTGCCAATGGAGGCGACACCTATGGGTCTTATACTAAAAAATGGTTCGAGAAGTTATAAATCCTACGTTTCATAAATATCAGTATGGTATTATAACTGCCAAAAACACATAATAATTCAAGGAGAATAAAATGGCGTTTCAACTCTCTCCAGGCGTAAATGTTTCCGAAGTAGACTTAACAACAGTCGTTCCCTCGGTTCTTACTACTGCTGGTGCTTTCGCTGGACAATTTTCATGGGGTCCAGGAAACAAAGTTATTTTGATAGATAACGAAGTTAATTTAGTAAGCACATTTGGCAAACCAGATTCCAATTCTGCAATATCTTTCTTTACCGCTGCTTCTTTTTTAGCATACGGTAATAACCTTAGTGTAGTTCGTGCTTTACAAGCGAATACATTTAATGCTGACGTTGCTGGCTCTGGTAAACAAGTGGCAAACTCTGATGTATTTGAAAATTCATATTTGAATGTAGACCAGTTAAATGGTAGAGGCGCATTTATGGCTCGTTACCCTGGTTCTTTAGGTAATTCACTTTCCGTTTCCGTTTGTGCAAACACAAGTCTGTTTTCATCTTGGACCTACAAAAATTATTTTACAAGTGCTCCAGGTACTTCTGATTATGTATCTGCAGCTGGCGGTTCTAGGGATGAATTGCATATTGTTGTTATTGATGCAGACGGCGAAATTACTGGCACCCAAGGTACAGTATTAGAAACATATCCATTTGTTTCAAAAGCTTTTGATGCACAAATAAATGGTGCAACAAACTATTATAAACAGGTTGTTTTCAATCAGTCAAAATATATTTACGTTGTTGATCCTGTTGATTATAACAACACATATTTTTCTTGGGGAACATCTTCTTCCAATACATTTACTAACGCTGCTACCAATATCACATCAAATTTGATTGGTGGTACTGATACAACATTAACAAATGCCAATATTCAACTAGCATATGACGAGTTTGCAAACAAAGAAGAATATGATATTTCTTTGGTTCTAACTGGTGGTGCAAACACATTTGTTCAACAATATGTAATTGACAATGTTGTTAATGTTCGTAAAGATTGCGTAGCATTTATTTCGCCTCCTCAAACTGCTGTGGTCAACAATGCTGGTAACGAAACAACTTCAATTCAAACTTGGTTGACTACTTTAGCTCGTTCCAGTTCTTATGCAGTTGCTGATTCTGGTTGGAAGTATATGTATGACAAGTATAATGCTGTTTATCGTTATATTCCATTAAATGGTGATATTGCTGGTCTTTGTGTTAATACAGATACAGTTCGTGATCCATGGTTCTCACCTGCTGGTTTCAACCGTGGTCAAATCAAAAATGCAATTAAACTAGCATGGAACCCAACTAAAACATATCGTGATACCTTATATTCTGCTGGCGTGAACCCTGTTGTTTCATTCCCAGGACAAGGTATTGTGTTATACGGTGATAAGACTTTACAAAATAAACCTTCTGCGTTTGACCGTATTAATGTTCGTAGATTGTTTATTGTGCTTGAAAAAGCTATTGCTCGTGCAGCTGAGTTCTCATTGTTCGAATTTAACGATGAATTTACTCGTGCTCAGTTTGTAGCTCTGGTAACACCGTTCTTGCGTGATGTTCAAGGTCGCCGTGGTATCTATGACTTCCGTGTTGTTTGCGATACAACCAATAACACACCACAAGTCATTGATTCTAACCAATTTGTTGGTGACATCTATATCAAACCTGCCCGTAGCATCAACTTTATCCAGTTGAACTTTGTTGCAGTTGGAACAGGTGTTGACTTCACAACAATCGTTGGTGCAGCTTAATAAATAACCACGATATAGGAGAAAACAAATGGCATTCAATGTAGCAGAATTTAGAGCAAATATGGTTGGTGACGGTGCCCGTCCCAATCTATTTTCGGTCTCTTTAGTATTTCCTCTTGAACTCGCTCAGAACGGTTCAGCTGCTGGTCAAAAAACAACGTTTATGGCCAAATCAGCACAGTTACCTGGTTCAACCATTGGTACAGTTCCAGTTTTTTATTTTGGTCGAGAGTTAAAATTTGCTGGTAACAGAACATTTACTGATTGGACTTTGCAAATTATCAATGATGAAGATTTTGTAATCCGTAATTCTTTAGAATCATGGATGAACGCAATTAACAGTCATGCAGGTAATGTTCGTGCTAATTTAGCACAAACTCCAACATCTTACACAGTAGATGCAATTGTTACACAATATGGCAAAGCTGGTAATGTATTGAAATCTTATAAGTTTGTAGGTCTATTCCCACTTGATATTGCACCAATCGATTTAGATTGGGGATCAAATGATGTGATTGAAGAATACTCAACCACATTTGCCTTCCAATATTGGGAATCTAACACTACAACTTAATATGTTTTTGTTTGAGGGACTTCGGTCCCTCATTTATGTTTAATTGACTTGGAATTTATAAAATATGGCAGCCACTAACAAATTTTCTCTCTTTGGTTTTGAGATTTCTCGTAGAAAGAACGAGGAAGAACAAGCCGCACAACCATCTTTTACGCCACCTTCAAATGAGGATGGCGCTCTTACTATTTCCTCTGCAGCTTATTATGGTACATATGTTGACCTAGATGGTACAGCCAAAAATGAAGTAGAACTCATCTCTCGATATCGTGAAATGGCTATGCAGCCAGAGATAGAGTCTGCCATCGATGATATTATGAATGAAGCTATTGTACAAGATGATGATGGCAAAATCATTGAAATTATATTAGATGATTTGGATCAACCAGAGAAAATTAAAAAAGCAATCAAAGAAGAATTTCATACCA